TACACCACTATATGTTTGAGATGCTCCATAATTGTTTCCGTTAGATGTTACAGTTCCGATTGTTGCAATCACACCCTGTTGTGGAACTGATCTTAATCTTAAACCAGATGTAGATCCATCACATATTTCAAAATCTTTTCCTGATCTAAACTTGGCAATTGATACACCACCACGTTGAACATCAACTGGGTTAGCAGTAGTGGTAACGCCATCAATTCTTAGAGTTCCTTGAACATCAAATGTCTTAGTGGTTCTAAGGGTTAATTTAGTTTGACTAATTGATAATGAATTAACA